GAGGAGACAGTCTCCCTTTCTGCAACTGGTTCTCTTTCATACTCTTCCTCTTGAACCTCTGGATCTTGAGCAGCTGGTGTTGCACCTCTCTTTCCTAGAACATACTCAAGACGAGTCTTAAGTTCATCATAGGACTTGAACTGTGTAGGAGCACTGAACTCTTCAAGAGAACTTTGCTTCTTCCAGATTGCTTCCATTGCATCATCGTCATCTAATAGAGGACTTTGTGATGCAAACTCAGAACTATCGTAGTTTCGATATCCTGCGACATTCTTTGCCTTTAACTTGAAGTTAGCACCTTGCCAGAAATCAAATGGATCGATTGCTTCCTCATCTTCAAACTCAGGTTGCATTGCTGCAGTTAGTTTATCAAAGATTTTCTTACCAAATTTATATAAGAATACTTGTCCTTCGTTTGCAGGATTAGATGGATCTTTTACAACATAGATGTTTGCAATGTAAGTTAACTTACGCTTTTGCTTTCTAGCAAGGTCTTTGCCAGCATCTGTTCCGTTGTTCCACAATTGAGAATTATATTCTGATACAGGATCTTTCTGACCTAAAGTAGTCAAAGAGTTCTCAATGTACCATCCACCGGGGCCTTGGAAGGCATGGGAATATAATTTAACAAATGGAAGATCTTCCTTGTCTGGTGCAGGTAGAAAGCGAATAACAGCATAACCGTTACCACTCTTGTCTACTTCTAGTTTCCAGAAACGGTCATCACCTGATGCACCGTTGTTGTTCATCTTCTCGACTTCTTTAACTAACTTAGCAGTTAGAGAGCCTAGTTTTGATTGCTTCTTTAAATCAGCAAATGACATTTAGATTACCTCGGATTAAGTTGGATTTCGTTGGATTGATTTTATTATAACAAAGACAGATCATTTAGTCAATATTGACTCGTAATGATTGTATGGTTTTGTGAACAGCATCAAAAAACAAGTTCATATCAACATCTTCACCATAACCAAATATGGATATAGATCTTTTTAGATCATTCAATGTCTTTTTTGCTTCGGGATCATCAGATAGTTTAAGACGAGTGTACATAACTCTCTGTTTATCCGTCAGTTCTGTTAACTTTTCAACATGCTCCAATTTTTCTTCACGAGACATTGTAGGATAATGCATAGTAGCTCCGTAGATCTCCTGCTGCAACTTATTGATACTAGTTAATTCTTCTTTAACTATATCTGAATCAAAAAATTCACTCATTTACCACTTCTCGTAAAACTTTTTTATATTGAAACACATTAATATTTATGAAAGGATCATATTTCCTTAATTTGAGACTTACGGTTTCCCACACTGGATCAGTAAGTTTTTTATCAAACTTAGAACGAAACTCAAAGATCTTATCAAGTATAACAAGAGTCTCTAAGTCAATGTGACCACCAAGATATTGTTTCAGTATTATCGGGTGGCCATTTGAGCAATCAAATAAATTATCCAAATCAAATTCATTGAATAACTCAGTAACTTGCTCTCTAAAAATATAACCAAGACTTTGTTGTCGTCTTGACCACTCTGAGTAATTCCTCTCACCAGAATTGATGATCTCACCAATCCATAGACCAGAAGGATTATCCGTATTCACAAAGTTGGACACAAGAAAATCAACGATTTCATGATCAGGATATTTTCTTGATGTCTTCTCGAACCAATACTTATCTTTCCTTTTATTGAAAGCAGTTATCTTGGCTCTTGATCTACCACCATACTTAAAGTAATCATATTTCGGACTTGAAAAATGATTCTTAATTGAAAGATATGTTTGATAGGTTTCAAAGGGTGTCACTTTCTTCTTGATCATCATCAGTAATTTCAGTGTCTAATTCTGTAATTGCATCGCAAGGCACTTCTGCCTCACCGATTTGGTACCAATGTTGAGGTACACCAATACTGTCGGGTCTTATACCAAGATACTTAAGATCTGGCATACTATTTTCCCGAAGTATTGCTTGTAACCTCCAATGAATCAATTCTGCTTTTTTCATTACAAAGGTAGTCTAGCACGAGTTGTCTTTTTCATAAAATTAAGACGGGTTGCGTCCCATTTTAATCTCTCTTTGAGAGACTTTGAAATGAGTTTCGTTACTGATTCTATCTCAAGATTGTTAGATTCGCAATAGTGGCAGATTGCATCAATGTAATTGAATTCCTCTTCAGCAACTATTTTCTCAATCTCAATCGCAAACTTGGATGGAGTTAGAAACTTTTTCTCAATAGCCTTCTCAAGTTCTTTATTCGGTTCCATAGAGTTCCAATTTATCTTGAACAAACTTACTAACGTATTCTCCGAGTAGTTTGATGTACTTTGCTTTGTCGTATTCTTCATAGACAACACACTCTCCATTTTCGCAGGACATGATGATAACTAATTTTTTAACCGAAATCCCAGTGAGTTCGTATAACATACAACCGTATGCCATTGCTTGAACAAAATAATGTTCAATCCATTCAACAGGTTTTGGTTTTGCAGATGTCTTAAAGTCGATTATCGCTAATTCACCATTGTATTCTGCAATACAATCAACGGTTCCTGCAATTCCTAATTGCTTACTATACAGTGAACCTTCCAAAGTGTGTATGTTATTTATGTTTCTGAGTGTGGATTTTGATATCTTAAATAAGAACTCAGAAATAGGTAATCCTTTAGGAAGTTTCTTGTTGAGTAAATAATTTTCCGTAAGTGAGTGGTATGATGTCCCGCGTGTAGTAGCAGCCTTCGTAATACGATCTGCCTCGACATCGCCAACTTTCTTCCTCCACTTCACAAATATCTCTTTGTTGAAATGACTTGTGACTGAAGTAATTGAAACTAATTTTAGTAGTTCATCTTCATCAGGAACTGAATAATAACGAACCCCATCAATTGTCTCCCTTGAAAGTTTCGGGAGTTCAATATCTACATGATTAAACATTACATACCTAGTTGCATTTTTGCGATAATGTACTCTTTGACTAATCCAGATCGAACAATATCATCTATGCCAAATTCAATAATATCGAAAGAAGGCATTGTCCGAACTATCTTCATGAAATCAATGATTCCATTTTTTTCGTTGGTCTTTTGTAAATCTGTCTGAGTGGCATCACCACAGAAACAAATTTTACTGTTTTCACCAACTCTTGTTATTATACTATCTAATTCATGAAAATTCAAGTTTTGAAATTCATCAACTAAAACAATACAGTTATCAAGTGTTGTTCCCCTCAAAAAGGAGGTGCTCCAAAACTTTACAGTTTCTTGTGCCTTTAAATTACCATAGAGCATTTCAAAGTCTGCATCAGATGGCATCTGAAACATATACTTCACCATGTTCTTATATGGTATCTGGTAAATATCAGCCTTGTCTTCGTGATCTCCGGGAAGAAATCCTATCTCTCTTGTTGCAACCAGTGATCGAACCAAATAGATTCTTTCATAAGGTTTAGATGGGTCAAGAACATCAGTCAATGCATTATATAAAGTAATAAAGGTTTTACCTGTTCCTGCTGCTCCATATGCAATGATATGCTTACCATCTTTATAGGATTCAAATAATCTTTTTTGATTATCTGTGAGTGGTTCTATATCAATGAGGTAATCATTACCAAGAGGTTTTTTTCTTTTGAATTGCTTAGCCGTCAAACCAACCCCAATCGGTTGGTCAGCAGTTCTTTTCTTACGTGGCATTATAATTTTTGTACTAAATTTTGATCTGCTCTCTGTCTATGAGGTATTGCTTTTCTTGTTTTTTCTAACACTTCATTCCATCCCGGATTTTTCCTTCTAAGTTTATCCTTCCACTCCCCAACTTCTCCCACACCGGGCATTGTAGATGGATCAGAATAATCCCTTGACCACTCTGGATTATCTTTCCTCCACTGATCCCAATCGTGGACACTCATTGATACCTCTTTTTGCTCACCTGTTTTTGAATGAACTACTGGATATGTTGCCATAGTAATAAGTTAGGTAAAATTATTTAGACCCACTCTAGAGCCTCTGAAACGATAGGAAACTGCTCTACGAACACATCCCTACATGCCTCTGCAATCTTCATATGCTCCTTCTGCGTACCATGTGCAGAACGTAGATTGATGTAATGTATCCAAGAGCGACACGATCCTGTCATATAGATTCTTGTAGGAGTACAGAGTGGTAATACCATTCTAGCACACTCCTTTGCAACACCCTCTTCTAACATCTGATTATATAATGCCTGTGCAGAATGAAATAGAGTTCTCATTTGCATTTCTAATTTTTGAACTACAAAATCATCTAAGTCATCAATACTATTCTGACGATTCTTTGTATCTTGTCTTCTTAATTCTGGTAGTTGTATATCTTTTGATATAAGTCCTGTATCTGCATATCTTTGAGAAAATTCTTGATATGTGAAAGAACGGTGTCTTAATATTTGAGCTGCGATTGCTCTTGTAGTTTCAATTTCAAGTGTCATTGTTGACTGCTCGAAAACAGACCAATGATTATGAACAATGCAATATTTTAATAATCCGGCAAACTTTTCATTGTCCTGATTATTTGGATTAGATACTCTGGCAATATATGCCATTGTCTTCTCCGCATCGGGAGTAACACTTACTAGTTTTACTGACATTTAACCAAATCCTTTGTTGAGTTGACGATTTAGATTATCCATTTCTTCTTGAACAACTTTAAGTTGCTTCTTCATATCTATAAGTTGCTCATCAGTGTAGAGATGTTCTTGAGCAATTAATCTTTTTAATAGTTTGACGAGTCTTTTAGCTCTTGAGGTATCAATCGAAGGTGCCATTAAGGTCATCACAGTATATTTAGAAGAAAAACCATCTGCCCGACTTTTTCAAGTTGCATCTTAGGTTTAGTAAAGGGGGAGGTTGGATTCCTGTATACCAACAAGAGCAGGGCATTTCTACAGTTTAGAAT